AAGAAAGCCGCTGAGATGGACCTGCGCGAGGCTCTGCTGACCGTAGGTACCAGCCGTGCGGCTGATGAGGGTTGGTCTGTCAGTCTGTCTCAGAACGCGGGCCGCAAGACGCTCGACAAGGCGAAGCTGGTTGAGGAACTGAACATCGATCTGGAAGACTTCCAGACCGAGGGCAATCCTTACTTCGTGCTCCGTACGAAAGTGTCGGATGAGGGTTGACGAAACCATCCAACTAGCCTATATTAACTATAGCGCCGCCCACCGTTCTGTCCACACCAAGTCTCCTATAAGACGGTAACGAACGGGCGGCGTTAACCATTCGGCTCAAAGTTACCCACTGGTAAACCCCCATTGACAACTTCGGCGCTGTATGGTTAGATGCCGACGATAGACGCAAACGACGAAGGACGAAAACAAATGACGCAAGAAGTAGCGGTTTCCGCCAAGAAGCCCAGCCAGCAGGAGCTTATCGCTGCACTCGCTAAGACAGTCGAAGCGAGCAAGACGAATACTCTTTCTTATATGTCCTTTAATGGACGTGAAGGAAAGTTCTTTGTATCTAACGGCACTGATGAGCCGGATGAGTTCGCTAAGGGCCAGAAGGTTCTTATCAGCCTGTTCGATTCGAAGCAGGGCTTCGCTTGCTGGAAAGACGGCAAGCCTATCGACAGCGTGAACCGTGGTCTGTTCGAAGCGCTCCCCAAGGAGGCCGATCTCGAAGATCATGGACCGTACTCCACTGATCCGCAGAAGCGTGAAGGCTGGCGGCAGACCTACACAGTTATTCTCAAGGAACCGGTTTCTGGTCGTCAGTACCAGTTGCAGTTGTCTTCGCCTTCAGCTACACGCGCTTTCGGTGCGTTTATGAAGGAAGTGGTCGAGCAGAGTTCCATGCACGACTTCTATGCCGAGACGCCCGAAGTCATTATGAACATTACTCGGTTCGATGCCAAGGGCCACAAGAACTACAAGCCAGACTTTGAATTGACTGGCTGGATTGCTAATCCGACTGCTGCTGCTGCCATTACGGACCAGTCAGCCGAAGTCGAGGAAGCACCCGCTGAGACGATCTCGTCTTCGCGCAAGAAGTAATTCGTGGGGTGTTTGGCTCCTTTCTACCCACGATAAAGGGCGGCATCGTACGCAGTGCCGCCCTTTTCCTCTTGACATTTCATTAACCATAGTCTATGTTAACCTTGATCAACATGGTAAACCAAATAAATGGTTAACAAATTCCAGAATACTCTTGACGCTGTATCCGCCCGTGGTGAACTGGCGACGTATATGCACGTCGATTACAAGTATCATCACCCTGACTGGGTGGGTATCCGCGATGCTATGGCAGGCGAACGCCGCGTCAAGGAGAAGGGCGCGTTGTATCTGCCAGCCTTGGATGTGGAATACGGGACTAGCTTTGAAGTCTACAAGTCGCGCGCCTGCTTCGTTAATATGGTCGGGCGCACTGTCGTAGGCATGGTCGGTACGATTTTCCGCCGCCCCGTCAAGGTCGAAGGCATCGACCGCAAGTACCTCCAGAACGTGACCGTTAACGGGTTGGACTTCAACCTGTTTGCGAAGAAACTCGCCCTCGAAATCTGCTCCGTGGGGCGTATTGGCGTGCTAGTCGATATGCGGGATGAAAAACCGTATATGACAGAGTACATCGCCGAGAATATCTTGTCTTGGCGAACCTCAATGGTTAACGGACGGGAGGAACTTAGCTATGTTCTACTTCGCGAAATTGCTGACGAAACGCCTATCCTCAATGGCGATCAAGCTGTCAGTCCTCCAGGCGGCTATTATCAAACGGGTAGTCTCACCGCACGTTATCGCGTCCTCGTATTAGAGAACGGCGTCTATAAGCAGCGGTTGTATCAAGTAGACTCCACGGAAAGCAACCCATCTTTCGTGGGTCGTGATTACACAGAAATCATCCCAACACGGAATGGCAAGCCGTTTGATTTCATCCCTATGGTCATCATGGGGCCGCTGTCGCCAACGCCGGAAGTCCAACGCAGCCCGATCCTCGATATCGTGGTGCTGAACTTCGCCCATTATCGCACGTCTGCCCAGCTTGAACATGGTCGCTTTTACACGGCTTTGCCCGTGTACTACGTGCCCACGGCTCCAGGCCAGGAGAGTGCAGACTACCACGTCGGCCCATCTGTCGTGTGGGAAGTTCCTCCCGATTCTAAACCGGGCATTCTGGAATACTACGGTCAGGGTCTTGCGACCTTGGCTAGTAGTTTGACAGAAAAAGAAGAGCATATTGCTCAGCTTGGTGGGCGAATCATGGGTATTCGCCCCCAGGCTACTGCTGAATCTGACAACATCTACCGCATTAAGCAAGCAAACGAGATGTCGATCCTGTTAAATATTACAGAATCGATGGCCCTTGGACTAGAAAAAGTACTGCGCTGGTACTTTGATTGGCAGCGCATCAGCACGACCAATATGAAGGTCAAGATCAACCAAGACTTCAAGGCGCTTCAGATTGCCGCTCGCGAACTTCGCGCGCTGGCTCTGCTGTACCAAGAAGGTATCTTGCCGATCCAGGCCGTGTACGAGTCGCTTCAGGCAGCAGAGTTTATTCCTGAAGAGTGGACTGTTGAAGAGTTCACGGAAATGCTCACGAACATGGAGAACTTCCCGAACCAGCCCGACGTTGAGGCGAAGTCGGAAGGCTATGCAAATGCTCAGGCGCGTCAGCAGCGCGAGCAGATGGATGAGCAGCTTGACGTTCAACTTGAACTCAATGATCTTACATTCGACCAGACTAAGGTTACCACTCAGATGGAGCATGAAAATGCTATCGAGTTGGAAAAGATTAAGTCTGCCAATAAGATAAAGGAGCAGAAGGCTGCTCCGAAACCGAAACCTGCGGCCAAACCTGCCGCAAAGAAACCTGCCCCTAAAGCCTAATTAGGTGCAAGTAATAGGGTACCCCTTGACAAAACAAGAGGTTATCCTATATGTCTCTTTGTTAACCTCGTTTCTTAAGGTTAACTCCCAACGGTTCGGGGTCCGAACCTAACGATATCGGAGATATCGCCATGCCTATTTTTTATTACGACACCAAAGACGCAGTGCCTGCTGATCTCCTCGATGCGGCGCAAGAGGTAACAGAAGGCGAGAATAAGGGCAAGTTCGGCGTAAACGTCGTGCCCCGTAAGAAGATGGAAGAGTTTCGAGACAATAACATCGAAATCTCCAAGCGACTGGAAAAAGCCGAAGGGCTTGTTTCAAAGATTTTGTCGGCGACTGGCATCAAATCGGCTGAAGAGTTCGATCCTGCCAAGTTCACTGAAGAGTTGGGAGCCCTGAAGGACACCGCTCAGAAGGTCGCCGATGGTAAGTTGCAGGCGAAGGACGACGTTGAGAAGGAAGTCGCCAAGCGTACTGAAGCAATGCGGGAGAAGTTCAACAACGATCTCCAGGCTGCGGCAGTCGAAAAGGCCACTTTGAAGCGCGAACGTGACGAAGCGATTGCGCAGTTCAAGCGGACGTTCATCGACAAGGCGGTTGCTCAGGTGATCGCAGACCCCGACCTCGGTCTTGAGCCTACGGCTCTCGTGGACGTGGTAGCGAAGGCATACAACGTGTTCAAGGTGCAGGAGGATAACTCGCTGCGTCCTGAATCGGCGAATGGTCAGACGATGTGGGGCGAAGATGGCACCACACCGATGAACATGAAGGAGTGGATCAATATCGTTCTTCGCAAGGAGAGCCCCCACTACTTCAAGAAGTCTACTGGTGGTGGAGCCAATGGTGGCGACAACACCAAGCAATTCGGTGGCATGACGGAAGCTGAATTCAATAAGCTTTCGCCGCAGCGCCGATTGGAGATCGCGAACCAAATGGCTTTTGCAAAGAGCCGGTAAGCGAACTCCATAGTTGCCTCCTTATTCACGGAGGCGTGTCTGAGTGGAAGCTCGGGGAGTCTTCCGTGAAGGTGGCAGCAAAACAGGACCAAATCTCTAGGAGGTAACTATGGGTCTTACCCTGCTTGAAGCAAGCAAAATCAACAGCGGCGAAGTAAAGCGCGCGGCTGTTATCGAAATGTTCGCGCAGAACTCTGATCTGTTGCGCGCATTCAATTGGGAAGACATTCCCGGTGGTTCTTTGTCGTACAACGTTGAGGGCGCTCTTCCGGGCGTTGCTTTCCGTGGTTACAACGAGAGCTACACGCAGTCTACTGGCGTGATCAACCCCTCGGTTGAAACCCTGAAGATTGCCGGTGGTCAGCTTGACGTTGACCGCGCGATGATCAAGACCCGTGGCGAAGCAGTTCGTTCGTCGCAGGAAGCAATGAAGGTCAAGGCTCTTGCCCTCCACATTGCTGACAAGATCATCAACGGTGACTCGGTGTCCAACCCGCGTGAGTTCGACGGTCTTCGTAAGCGTATCGTTGGTTCGCAGCTTATCCCTGCTAACCTTGCTTCGCCTTCTGCGAACAGCCCGCTCTCGCTTGAAGCTCTTGACGCTGCCATCGACGAAGTTGACGGTGCTACGCACCTGATCATGTCGAAGGAAATGCGCCGTAAGCTCTTCAAGGCTGCACGCGCTGGCGTCGGCGGCGACATTCAGGTGTCGGTTGACGACTTCGGCTACCGTGTAACGTCGTACAACGATCTGCCGATCCTGATCGCTGACTACGACGACAACGGCCAGCGCATCATCGACTTCGACGAAGCCGGTCCTGCTGGTGGTTCGACATCGACCTCGATCTACGTTGTTCGCCTTGGCGACGGCTACGTGACGGGTCTTCAGAACGGCACGATGGAAGTTGAAGACCTTGGTCTTCTCGACGACGGCGTGACGTATCGTACCCACGTTGAGTGGCTTGTCGGTATGGCTGTTATGCACGGTCGCGCTTGCGCCCGCGTATGGGGCATCACCACGGGTGTCGTGACGGTCTAATGACCGTCACTAACCCTACCCCTTAAAGGTAACGGGTGAGACACTAAGAGAAGCACGCGAAGCTGACTAGGAGGTAAACTATGGCTCGCATGGCAGGTAAAGTAACTCGTGAGTTTGACGCCGCTGCGGCGATCACGCTTCGCGACATTGACGACGGCGCGGAAACCGCTGATGCTTCGGAAACTGGAGTTCTTCTGAACCTCCTGACCGACGCTTACTGGGACAACGATGAGCAGCCTAACGGCATCATCACGGTCAACATCCACGTTTCGGCGATGGATGAGACGACTGGTGATGAAGTGTACGACCTCTACTTCGAGGTTGACACGGCATCGAACTTCCCTTCGGCGATTGAAGTCGCCCGCTTGAAGGCCGTACCGGCTCCGGGCTACTATCAGGTAGCTATCCCGAGCCAGTTGATCGAAGCGCTCGAAGCAGGTGCAACGCACCTTCGCGCTCGCCTCGATGTGACGGGTACGACGCCGAGCATCACCTACGGCGCTTGGATGACCTTCCAGGGCATCTAAGTTCTTATGGGACGCTATTGACAAACGGGCGGGTTAGGGTTAAAAACCTACCTTGCCCGTTTTTCGCATTTAGCCAAAGAGGTCCAACATGGTAAAGCGCAACGAAATGCTAGTAGCAGTCCGCGATCCTAAAGGTAAAATCTTCGAGGTTACTCGTCGTAACGCAACTGATCTTATTCAGCACAGTGGCTGGTCTTATGTCCGTCCTGCTGAGCCGACGACAGATGAACTTGCCACTGCCGCGCGTAAGCGCATCCCCCGTGGCCAGAAGGTTGCTGAGTCCCGTGAACTGGCTGCTAAGCAGAAGGCTGAAGCTGAAGCAGTAGCCGCTGAAGCGCCTGTTAAGGCCAAGGGTAAGCCGGGTCGCAAGCCTAAGAAGGTTGCCCTTCCGGTGTACGACGTTGACGACGAAAGCGACGACGCAGACCTGACACCTTTTGACGCAGCCCAGTCCGATGACTTGGAAGATGAACTGGATGCAATCGAGGCCGAAGAAGAGGCCCGAATCCCAAAGGAACTGGAATAACACGGTACGAGTGTATTCCTTGTAAGCAGAAAAGGTTAATGCGGCAATACCGCCGATAGCAAGGTAAGCTCTTTGAGCTTGCCTTGTTTTTTGGCATTAATTGTCTTATATTAACCGTGTAGATGTCCACATTTTGAGGGAGCGGATGGAACCGATTCAGACCCCGCCAGACCCATCCTGGCCTAGATTTGCCGCTGAGCTAATGTGGGTAATCCTCGCAATGGCAGGAGGAATCGCGCGCTATCTCGATATCTACCTTCGCACAGGCGTTCTCCCAAAATTTGGATTTCTGTTCGCTCATGCCATCGTGAGCGGATTCTCTGGGTACATGGTTGCCCAGGTAATGATTCGTGTCTCGCCCGATTGGGCTCTAGTCGCGGCAGGCATCGGAGGGTATCTAGGAACACAGGGTCTTGACTGGATATCTCAGCTTCTAAAGGACCGAGTGGCGCGCAGCATTCCGTCAACTGGTCAGACTTCTTCAGCCATTAAGAAGTCATCTGACGAAAACGTTGGAGGAAACTCCGATGATCTCTAAAAAACATTGCATTATGTGCATTCTCCTGCCTATCTTGGTAAGCGGTGTATTCGGTTTTTTCGCTGGAAGTACTGCTCGTCAAATGGGCATCAGCCATGAATTGACTAGCGGATTGGCGGGTTTGGTAGGATTTTTGGGCGCACAGACTTTTAATTATGTGTGCCTTGTCCTATCTACACGTTACAGAAAGCGTCTGGTCAGGCTGAAGAAATGATTGATGTATTGGTAACCTTAGTGGGTATTGGTCTGCCCGTCGCATTCCTAGCAATCGCCTGGAATGCCGCTACTCCTATGGCCTTTAGTACAATTACTTTGGTATTTTCCATTCTGGCTGCGCTTGGAATGGGAAACATTATTCCACTGTTCGGTACCGAAGTTGTTGGCGGCTCAACCTATTTCCCCGCAGTGTTTCTGGCAATAGCAATGTGCGCCAAGAAGTTTGGCGTTGACATAACGTTGCATATGCTCAACTGTATTACTCGCGGTCTTCTTCTTTTCAGCCTTGCACAGTTCCGATGGCTGTTTTTCGCGGTGTACGCCCCGGAGCAGACAACTTACACCATAGACGCGGCGGAACTGATTGGGCGTAATGCGATCCTGATGACAGGTATGACCTACTTCGGTGGTCTACTTATACTCGGTTTGCGCAAGTATCTTGAGGACAGCAACCCGCATTATCGGTTTGTCCTGCCTGTCGTAGTTGATGTCCTCATAATGACGCCAGTATCTATTTGGGCGGCTTATACTTCTCACCACATTATAACTGCTGGTCCAGGCATCACATCTTGGGAGATGGTTGTCGTGTGGACTTATTTCTGCCGGATACTGGTACCTGTGCTGGTCCTTACCTATATAATGTACAAATCCGAGTGGCAGTCCGACCGAATTGAGACGATACAGGAGAAAGTTAATGTCAAAGAATCCTGAGAACGAGCATCTGCGAATTTCCCCTGCTGGCCTAGCACTGATTAAGAAGTGGGAAGGCTGGTTCCCTACAGCGTACAAAGACCCTGTTGGGGTGTGGACGATTGGCTGGGGCACCATCGGTGTCGAAGCTCGCCCTGGCCGCACAATCACGAAAGAACAAGGCGAGGCTTTCCTTCTGGCCGAACTGAAGGATATCGAGCGTTACGTGAAGAACTATGTCACGGTTCCGCTGACTCAGTACCAGTTCGACGCCCTTGTGTCTTTGGTATACAACATCGGCCCAGGAAATTTCAGACGGTCAACCCTACTTAAAATGGTTAACCGCAAGCGCTTTTCCGCCGCTGCTGCGCAGTTTCAGCGCCACAACACGGCGCGCGACCGCGAGACAGGTAAGCGTATCGTCCTTAAAGGTCTGACGAGCCGTCGTCTTGACGAAGCCTTGCTGTTCCAGTTGGCCGCTGACGAAGACCCGCCGTGGAATTTGGACATGGAAGAGCAGAAGGCTCTGCCCGATCCGCACGACTATGACGGCAACGTTCAGCCTGCCGATCCCGTTCCTGAAGAGGGCGCGTGGAAAGAAGTCATCTCTGAGAGCGACACGTTCAAGACGGTTGCTGTCACAGCCACAGGCTTCTTTACCGCAGTCACTCAGATGCTTGAGCCGATCTCACAGAACCCTGTTCTGTTCGGCGGTATGCTCATCATTATCCTTGGTCTGGCTGGTACGCTTTACGTGAAGCACCGCGATACGGCAGAGGGGCGCTAATGGACTTTGTTGTAGAGGACGGCACCGGTCTGACTACGGCAACCTCATATGTCTCTACACAAGAGGCGGATGAGTACCTTAGCTTGCGACCGAATTACGCTGCATGGGATGCCGCAGAGAATGTTGAAGAACTTCTCATGTGGGCGACAAGGCTGCTTGATCAGCGCGCCACTTGGTACGGTAATAAGCAGGTCAACGAAAGTTCTCTTCGCTGGCCGCGCTATGGTGTCAATGACCGTGACGGTATTGCTATCCCTTACGACGAAGTTCCTCTCGCGGTCAAGCACGCGACCATCGAGATCGCATATCATCTTCTTACACAGAACGTTGACCCTAGCGCGCCCATCGCCACGGCTGGCGAGATCAAGCGCGTCAAGGCAGACGTTGTTGAAGTCGAGTACTTCGAAGGCACCGCGCGAGCTACGACCAACTACTTCCCTGTAGGTATCAACGATATCCTGCGCGGTCTTGGCTCCATCTCGACTGGCACTGGTAGCAAGTTTGGTCGCATCTTGAGGGCATAATGGGGCTTAAAGAAGTACTCTCTGGCGCAGTTGATAGTGCGATCTCAGCTTTGGGCAACCTCCCGAAGGACGTGACCTATACGCGCGTTGTGGTCGGAGGCTACGACCCCGTGGCCGACGCTAACACGCAGACTGAGACAGCAATCGCTTGTAAGGGCGTAATGTACAAAGAGAAGATTGAGACGCAAGATTACAAGCGCACTGATCTTCTCCAGACCAAAGTTCTGATTGCAGGTAGCGTTTTCACTGCGAACAACTTTGAGCCTGATGAACAGGATTATATGACAATCGATAGCGTTCGCTATGAGATTAAGCTCATTACAGTCGCTCCTAGTGAAGCTTGCTATGTGTTTACGGTGCGTGCGGTATGACGGTTAAGGTTATAGGATTGGGCGCACTAGAGACAAAGTTCTATTCTCTTGTGAATAGGGCTGAGAAGCGAATTGTTGACCTACGGAAGAGCGTAGCTAAAGACTTGCTAGAAGCACTAATGGACAACGTTCCGGTGTGGTCTGGTAAGACAATCAGAAGTCTGGCTGTTGGTAACGATGCGAGTGGAGGCAATGCTCGCGAGCCACACCCAGATAGACGTGATTATTCGAAGGACGGAGAGTGGGAAAACCACATTCCTGATTGGGGGGACACAAAGAACATGCCCCTCGGCAGAGAGCCTAACCGTTCTACAGCAGAAGCCGTTGCTCGCGCTTCTGTTGAGCAGACTAACTATTCGTTGGATGTGCCCGTATTCGTGTCTTCTGACTCTTATATGTGGGACATTATAGAGAATGCGTCCTATCGCGGTCAAGCTTCTCGCAATACCGCAGTCGTGAGCCAAATTGCTATTGCTCAGATAAAGTCGAAGTACGGCGGAGTAATTAAGTGAGCGTTCGGAATGAGATGCGTATTGCTATGTATGATCGGCTGCTCACGCAGTTTCCGACGAAGTATGGCAGCGCGCTTCCTGTAGGTTTCGAGAACCAAAAGTTTGAGCAACCTTTGAACAATCCCTACCTCATCGCTTGGTTCAAATACTCCCCTTCAAAGCGCGCGTCTATCGGTACAACGAATCGATTTGACCGTCACACAGGTTTCTTCATTGTAGATTGTTTGGTCCCTGAGAAGACAGGAGCGGCGACGATGTGGCAAATGGCTGATGCCGTTGTCAATTCGTTCGAAGCACAGAACTTTACGCTTGGGGATGGCAGCGCTGTGACCCTCATGGTGCCCTCCACCTATTCAAGTGGCAGGGCTCAGGACGGGTTCTACCTCGTGACAGTCATGGTTCCGTTTATGATAGATGCGGTGCCGATCCGATGAAAAGAGAATGCGAAGAGTGCTGTATTGAAAAGAATGAGCGCCAGTTCAGCCCAGGCATGAATGTTTGCAAAGGGTGTGAGGCGCGTATGCACCGGGAAGCCGAGCAGTACGCCACAAAAGCTGCTCAACGTAATAGTAATGTGCGTACGACAGAGCATAAGGAGTGGGCCAAGCAGGTCGAATCCGAGCGCACTGCCGAGCGTCAGAAAGCGCCACCGCGCGAGTATCCTTGGCCTTGGCGGAGGGAAAAATGAAGCCTACAGAGAAGCAACTAGAAGCCGCACCTTGGATGCGTCATGCCTTGAAGTACCTTGGTCAGAAAGAGATCAGGGGTAACAAGGACAATGAAGTGATTGTATCCTTCTTCGCTAAGTCCAAGAACCCCCAGATTAAGGACGACGAGACGGCTTGGTGCAGCGCTTTC